CTTTTCAGTTAAGTTGAATGCGACCGATCAAATTATTTGAACGATCAGGGGCTGAATGGACAAAAAAAGAAACAGCGGCGGGACAGGACATCCACGCCGCTTTGAAAAAACTCGCAGACAAGATGTCTGCCAGTTTCAGATTGCAGCCAAAAAGCGACGCTTCTCAGCAGCAGTCATTCCCTCATACGCTGTCACAAGGCGAGCAACCTTGTCCTTCTTCTTGCTTGTCTTTGGTTTCTTTGCGTCTGCCTCGACATCCACAAAGATGTTGTCAAGAATTCTGTCTGTGCGTTTCTGCTCAGCAGTACCCCGCCCGAATGTCCAACCCCGCTGACCCTCGTAAGGCTTGCGTGTGGCACTAGGTAACTCAGAGACATAGAACACGACATAAGGCACTGCATCCTTGCGTGTACCTATCCCGTTCTTGAGCAGTGTGTCTAGCAGACTGGCAGACGAGATGTCTGCGAGTTTCAGAGTAGGCACGATGGCGTTGTAGGTGTTGGTGTTGATGTGTGTTGCAAGTTTCACGGTTAACTCTCCAAAAGAAAAACCCCGCAACTGGCGGGGCGACAGAACGACTGAGTTCCCCCAATCGATAAATCTATTATAGCACAAACAGGTTGTGGTATCCCCTTGACATGGTATATGTGTATACCTTAGACCCCACCGTACCCCCATGACCCCTTATGGTGAGATAGGCAGCGTCGTCCCGTGAACACTATTCCCCACCGATTCCCAGCACTTCTGTAATACTTAACATCTACAACACACCCCCCGTCAAGTCAAAACGCCCCTACCCCCATAAATTTTTATAAAATTTAGAAATAACCACCCATAAAAAAACCCCCGGCATTGCTGACGGGGGCTAAAAGACTTTGCAGTCTAGGAGAAGCAGCGGTTGCCCGCAACTTGAAATAAGTGTACACTGCAACCCAACGCGCAACAACCCTGTGTAAAAACACAGCTTATAAAAATGTTGGAGCATTTGGTGCAGTTTTCCCCAGACGACACCGGTCTGGAAGATTTCGTAACAATAGCTGCTGTAGATACGGCGGAACTTCTGTCAGCGCAAATTGCCACCGCGCAGTGGTTAGAAGAATTGGGCGCAACGCCTGACGAGAAGATACATACAGAAACCCAGACCCATCTGGCACGCGACGCTTTTAAGATGATTGTGTCTGACCAAGACACCGACGAACAGAAAACAAAACTCCTGCAACTTAAAACCCCCGCCGCTGTGCGCCACATCACGGGCATGCTCACAGCCTACGACTGGGAATTTGTACAGATGGCCAAGGAACTCCGTGGGTACACGGTGGCCAAGTTGTTTGAGGAAACGCAATCCCCCAACGCCAACATCCGCTTGAAAGCTTTAGGCTTACTGGGTAAAGTTACAGAAGTCGGGCTTTTTACCGACAAGATTGAAATTAAAAAGACCGATCTGACAGACGAAGAGATCGACCGCAAGCTCAAAGAAAAGCTGGCCAAGTTCATGGGCGTGACCGACGCTGAACCAATAGAAGACATAGAGATAAACGAAAGCCGTAATGAACCTGAACGAACTGACGCTCAGCCCGACTGAAGCGCAGGCTATTCAGCGTGCCCTCCCAACGCTTTCTCTTAAAGAGAAAGTGGAATTAATGGACATGTTGGAGGAGCGCGAGAAGCGGCACACGCTGGTGGCGGGGCGTACAGACATGATTAAGTTTGCCTTGCATGTCTACCCCGGATTCAAGGTCGGGCCGCACCACAGGAAGCTAGCCAAGATATTTCAGGACGTTATTGCCGGTAAAAAGAAGCGCGTCATCATCAATATTGCGCCACGGATGGGTAAGTCCGAGTTTTCCAGCTATCTGTTCCCCGCGTTCTTCCTAGGTAATTTCCCTGATAAGAAGATCATCATGGGAACGCACACCGCATCGCTGTCCGAGGACTTCGGACGCAGAGTCAGAAACTTACTGGACGATGAGCACTACCATGAACTATTTCCTCAAACGCTTATTGCAGACGATCAGAAGGCTGCTGGAAAGTGGTCTACTGCTGCTGGTGGTCAGTATTATGCTGCCGGTGTTGGTGGTGCTCTGGCTGGTCGGGGAGCTGATCTTTTCGTTATCGACGACCCGCATTCTGAGCAAGATGTTAAAGCCAATAGCCGACTTGCCTTCGACACGGCGTGGTCGTGGTTACAGACAGGCCCATTCCAACGACTGATGCCCAACGGGGCGATCATTGTCATCATGACACGCTGGGGGCCGCTGGACTTAACCGGTCGCCTCATCCAGTACCAAGTAAATAACCCGGACTCACCCCAGTGGGAGATCGTGGAGTTGCCAGCCATCTTGAACGAAGGCACGGAGAACGAGAAGTCGCTTTGGCCAGAACAATGGCCGCTGGAGTCCCTCCTGAGCGCCAAGTCCTCAATGGAGCCACGGTACTGGAACGCGCAGTACATGCAACAGCCAACCAGCGACACGGCGGCAATCATCTCCAGAAAGCACTGGCGCATCTGGCCAAGCGACACACCCCCTGACTGTGAGTACATAATCCAGAGCTGGGACACAGCGCATGAGACCAAGAGCACATCTGACTACAGCGCGTGTACAACGTGGGGCGTGTTCTACAACGAGGAAGAGAACAACAAGGCGCAAGTGATCCTGCTGGACGCGTTCAAGGACAGGATGGCGTTTCCTGAACTCAAGGTCTCTGCCTTCAAGCATTGGACGGAGTGGGAGCCGGATGCGTTCATCGTAGAGAAGAAAGCCGCTGGTGGCCCCCTGATCCAAGAGCTTCGGGCGATGGGCATCCCAGTGCAGGAATTTACACCCAGCCGTGGAAACGATAAGATGGTGCGTGTCAATGCCGTAGCCGACATGTTTGCTTCCGGCTTGGTGTGGGCACCTGACACACGCTGGGCACGCGAAGTCATTGAAGAGGTTGCGGCCTTCCCTGTGGGGGAGAACGACGACTACGTGGACACGACCACCCAAGCACTGCTGCGCGTCAGACAAGGCGGCTTCATCAGAATTGACACAGATGAACCGGACGAACCCCGATTTTTCAAGCGCCGCATGGCGGCGTACTACTGAGGATAAATGATGGCCACCAATATAGATAAAGCTCTGTTCCAGCAGCCCCAAGGCATAGAGTCGCTTGCCCAAGAGGAAGACCCGATTGAAATTGAAATCATTGACCCAGAAGCGGTGAACATTCACGCAGGGGACTTGGACATCAGTATTGGCAAAGGCGAAGACGACACCTTTGACGAGAACTTGGCTGAAACGCTGGAAGAAGACGACATCATGTCAATGGCTTCCGAGTTGGCCGGAGACATTGAGCAAGACAAGAGTTCCCGCAAGGACTGGGAGAAGGCTTATACAGAAGGCCTAAAGCTGTTGGGCTTGCAGTATGAAGAGCGCACGGAGCCGTGGAACGGCGCGTCAGGCGTGTTTCACCCTATGATTACTGAGGCGGTTGTCCGGTTCCAGTCAGAGACCATCACCGAGACATTCCCAGCCCAAGGGCCGGTACGTACAAAGATTCTGGGCAAAGAAACTCCAGAGAAGAAAGAAGCGTCTGTCCGCGTGGAAGAAGACATGAACTACGAGTTGACAGAAGTCATGCGCGAGTTCCGTCCCGAGCATGAGCGCATGCTGTGGAGCTTGCCAGCCACCGGCTCTGCGTTCAAGAAGGTGTACTACGACCCCAACATTGGCCGTCAGATTTCAATATTTGTACCGGCTGAAGACATCATCCTGCCCTACGGCACGTCTGACTTGGACACCTGCTACCGCCTGACTCACGTCATGCGCAAGACAAAAAATGAGATTGTCAAACTGCAACAGGCAGGCTTTTACCGCGACATTGACTTGCCTGACCCCAGCAAGGAACAGGACAACATCAAGAAGGCCAAGGACAAAGAAACCGGCTTCTCTGATATAAACGACGACCGCTACACCCTGTATGAGTCACATGTTGACTTGATATTGCAGGGGGATGCAGACTTGGATGACGATGGCGAGCCGACAGGCATTACCCGTCCATACGTAGTTACCCTTATCAAAGGCTCGAACGATGTTCTGGCCATCCGTAGAAACTGGGAACAGAAAGATCCACTTGAACTCAAACGACAACACTTCGTTCACTACCAATACATCCCGGGTTTTGGAGCTTACGGCTTCGGCCTTTTCCATCTCATTGGAGGCTATGCCAAATCAGCCACCAGCCTCATGCGCCAACTTGTTGATGCTGGCACGTTGTCTAACTTACCCGGAGGTCTTAAAACTCGCGGAATGCGCATCAAGGGCGACGACACCCCCATCGCACCCGGAGAATGGCGTGACGTAGACATTGCCTCTGGGGCGTTGCGTGACAGCATCTTGCCTCTACCCTACAAGGAGCCAAGCCAAGTTCTGATGGGTCTACTTGGCCAAATCGTGGAAGAAGGCCGCAGGTTTGCAGCCACTGCCGACATGAAGGTGTCGGACATGTCCGCCCAAGCTCCTGTGGGGACAACGCTTGCGTTGTTAGAAAGACAATTAAAAGTCATGAGCGCCGTGCAAGCGCGGCTGCACTACACGTTTAAGCAAGAGCTGCGTTTGTTGGCCGCGATCATCCGCGACTACACCGACCCAGACTATGACTACGACCCGATTGATGCCCCACGCAAAGCCAAGAAGGAAGATTACGACCACGTAGACATCATCCCCGTGAGCGATCCGAACGCGGCCACCATGAGCCAACGAGTGGTTCAGTACCAAGCGGTCATCCAAATGGCTCAAATGGCACCGGATATTTACGACTTGCCCCAGCTTCACAGGCAGATGCTGGCGGTGCTGGGTATCAAGGATGCCGACAAGCTTGTGCCCTTGCCGGACGACCAGAAGCCGAAAGACCCTGTGTCTGAGAACATGGCCGCGTTGCGTCTGGAGCCACTGAAGGCGTTCTTCTACCAAGACCATGAGTCCCACATCAAGGTGCACATGATGGCAATGCAAGACCCCATCGTCATGGAGTTGGTTGGCCAGAACCCCAAGGCTCCGCAGATTCAATCAGCGATGATGGCCCACGTTGCCGAGCACGTTGGCTTTGCCTACCGCCAGAAGATTGAGCAACAGATGGGCATGCCCCTGCCGCCCGAAGATGAGAAGCTGCCGCCTGAGATGGAGATTCAACTCTCCGGCATGATGGCCCAAGCTGCACAGCAAGTGCTCCAGCAGAGCCAAGCGATGGCTGCACAGAAGCAAGCTCAGCAACAACAGCAAGACCCACTGATCCAAATGCAGCAGCAAGAGTTGCAGATCAAGCAACAAGAACTTCAGATCAAGCAGCAGGACTTGCAGCTCAAAGCGCAAGAGATGCAAGCTCGGTTGGAGCTGGACAACAAGCGTCTGGATATTGATGCCATGAACAAAGCCGGTCAACTGCAACAGCAGAAGTCAGCAGCAAACATTACTGCAATGGGCAAGGCTGGGGACATAAAAACCAAGCGTGAACAGATGCAGATGCAACACCAAGCCAACCAACAAAAGGAGACACCAACTAAATGATTTCCGAATTCGCACGCGTATTGCGCGAAAAATTACGCACCGACATGAACAACTACGCAGATGACTGCGCTGGTGGGGCATGCCGCAATTTCGACGAGTATCAAAAACTTTGCGGGACTATTCAGGGTCTAGCCATCGCAGAGCGCCATCTTCTTGACCTTGCTGAGAAAGTAGAAAAAGCCAATGAGTGAAACCCTCCTTGAACCGGGGCAATATGCCCTGCCTGAAGTGATCCAACCCGTCGATGCCCCGGCAGAAGACGCAACAAATGAAGAGAAAGCCACAATGCTTCCAACCCCAACGGGCTGGAAAATTCTGTGTGCAGTACCTGACATATCTGAAAAGATTGACGGTACTGAGCTTGATCTCATAAAAGCCACAGCCACTTTGCGACAAGAAGAACACGCCACAACTGTTCTGTTTGTTGTCGATGTTGGCCCTGACGCGTACAAAGACCAGACCAAGTTCCCAGCAGGAGCATGGTGCCAGAAAGGTGACTTTGTGCTTGTTCGTACCTACTCTGGTACGCGATTCAAGATATTTGGAAAAGAGTTCCGCCTCATCAATGATGACCAAGTGGACGCTGTTGTGCAAGACCCTCGTGGGCTTACCCGCGCTTGAAAGGAAAAACTATGGCAGAAGCATATAAGTTCCCCGACGAACTTGATGACAACAAAAATCAGAAGGTCAGTATTGAGACTGAAGATGATGTTGAAATTGAGATTGTTGATGACACACCTCCAAATGATCGGTTTCGTCCTACACTTAATAAAGAAGTAGAAGACCCAACCGAAGAAGAGATTGACTCGTACGGCAAAAAAGTTCAAGACCGACTCAAGGAATTGACCCATGCCCGTCATGACGAGCGTCGCGCCAAAGAGGCCCTTTTGAGGGAAAAGCAAGAACTTGAGCGTCTTGCACAGCACATGTCTGAAGAGAACAAACGTCTCAAACAGTATGTGAGTAATGGCACCGAACAGTACGGCGCAATGGCCAAGACCGCAGCCGAAGCTGAATTGGACAAAGCACGGCGTGAATACAAGGCCGCACAGGAGTCGTTTGACTCGGACGCTATCCTTGCTGCGCAAGAAGCACTGTTTGATGCTAAAACAAAAGTACAAAATGCACAGAATTTTCGTCCACCTGCTTTACAAAACGAAAATTTTGATGTACAACCACGACAACAACAACCAGAACCGGTTCGTGCTGACGAAAAGACCTTGCGCTGGCAAGCAAAAAACCAGTGGTTTGGCACAGACGGTTTTGAAGAAGTTACCAGCTTCGCACTAGGGCTGCATCAAAAACTAGTCAACAACGGGGTCGATCCCCGCAGCGATGATTATTTCGAGCAGATAGATGCTCGCGTGAAGTCTAAGTTCCCCGAAGTTTTTGGTGGAAACGAAGAACGGCTTAGGTCAAATGAGACTCCAAGGCGTCCATCATCCGTGGTGGCCCCTGCATCACGTTCAACCGGGACAAGGAAGGTACAGTTAACGCCAACACAAGCGGCGTTAATTAAAAAGTACAACCTTGACCCAAAAAAATATGTTGCAGAAGTTTTAAAACTGGAGAATCAAAATGGCTGAAAACCGTACCCCTCGTGATAATGTGTCACGCGACAAGATACCTGCTCGTTACGTATACAAACCGTCGAGCGAGTTGCCCGATCCAACCCCTGAACCGGGATGGGAGTATCGCTGGATAGCGACTCACGTCTTAGGACAGGAAGTCCGAACCAATGTGTCTCGCAAGATGCGCGATGGTTGGGAACCGGTGAAGGCAGAAGACCATCCTGAGCTTATGCTTCAAGGTAGTGCCAATACAGGCAATGTGGAAATTGGTGGGTTGATGCTTTGCAAAATCCCAACTGAGAAACTCATGGCCATGAAGGAATACTTTGATGGACAAGCGCAGAACCAGATGGAATCAGTGGACAACCACTTCATGCGAAACAATGATCCGCGTATGCCGTTGTTTTCTGATAGAAAATCATCAGTCAGCAAAGGAAGCGGCTTTGGTTCAGGTTCTAAATAAACAAGGAGTCTTTAGATGGCTTATCCAGTGGTCTCAGCCCCGTACGGGCTAAAACCAATCAACTTGATTGGTGGTCAGGTATTTGCGGGGTCAACCCGTGAACTGCCTATCACCTACGGCTACGCTACAAACATCTTTTATGGTGACTTTGTAACACTAGTTCGTGGGAATTTGGAACGCATAAGCGTTACAACGGGTGTTGTCGGTACGCTGATGGGGGTTTTCCTCGGATGTTCGTACACCAACCCCTTGACCGGACAAAAAACCTTTTCGCAATACTGGCCTGCGTCTACGCTTGCTGGCGATGCGGTGGCTATTGTCTGTGATGATCCTGATACAGTGTTTAAAGCTGTGATGGTTTCTGGTACTACAGTGGTGACTTCTGGTGCTCGCGCCATGATCGGTCAAAACTTAGCAGCAGTTAACAACACAGGTAGCACCTCAACAGGTAATTCAGCTAACGCTGTTTTGGCAGATACTTCCCTAGCACTTACTGCGGCCCTGCCGATTCGTGTTGTTGGGTTGGTTACTGACACTGTAGTGGCACAAGGTACAGGTGTTTACTCCAGTATCTCTACCGCTACTGTTACGCTTGCTTCGGCTCTTTCGTTTACGCCAGTGGTTGGCTCTGACGTTGGCTCCATTGCTGCAAATGGTCAGTACATTGCCAGCGGTTCGTATGTTGCTTCCGTAACAAGCTCTACAGTGGTTGTGCTTAATGCAGCACCGCTAGTAGCATTTGCAGCGGCTTCAACAATTGTCTTTAACCAATATCCAGAAGTACTCGTGAAAATCAATTTTGGTTTGCACAAATACTATGCTGGTACGGCTGTTGCATAAGGAGTAACATAAAATGGCTATTTCACGTGCACAACTACTTAAAGAACTCTTGCCCGGCTTGAATGCTTTGTTTGGTATGGAGTACTCCCGCTACGGCGAAGAGCACAAAGAAATCTACGACACAGAGAAATCTGAGCGTAGCTTTGAAGAAGAGACCAAGCTTGCTGGTTTCTCCGCTGCTCCCGTCAAGAACGAGGGTTCCGCCATTGCTTATGACAATGCACAGGAAGCTTTCACCGCACGCTACAACCACGAAACCATCGCCTTGGGTTTCTCAATCACTGAAGAAGCGATTGAAGATAACTTGTACGACAGCTTGTCTGCTCGTTACACCAAAGCTCTGGCCCGTGCAATGTCGTACACCAAGCAGGTCAAAGCAGCGTCTGTCATCAACAACGGTTTCTCTGGCAGCTATGTTGGCGGCGATGGCGTTGCGTTGTTCAGCACTGCCCACCCGCTGGTTAACGGTGGCACCAACAGCAATCGTCCTTCTACCAGCGCTGACTTGAACGAGACTTCCTTGGAAGCCGCCGTTATTCAAATCGCCGCTTGGACTGATGAGCGTGGTCTGTTGATTGCAGCCAAGCCCCGCAAGCTGATTATTCCGCCTGCTCTGCAATTCGTTGCAACTCGTTTGCTGGAAACCAACCTCCGCGTTGGCACCACAGACAACGACATCAACGCGTTGAAGAACAACGGTTCAATCCCTGAAGGTTATGCCATCAACCACTTCTTCACCGATGCAAACGGCTGGTATTTGACTACCGACGTGCCCAACGGTCTGAAGCACTTTGAGCGTATGCCTCTGGAAAACAAAATGGATGGTGATTTCGATACTGGTAACGTTCGTTACAAGGCTCGTGAGCGTTATTCATTTGGCTGGTCTGATCCGTTGGGAATCTTTGGTTCCCCCGGTTCGTCCTGATAGACAAAGGGGGCCTTGTGCCCCCTTTTCTTTTGCTGTATATTTAAAGCATTCCGGGAAAACCGGTGTATCAAACAGTCCCGGCTGACTGTCATGCAAGATTGATACGCTACAACGCATGGAGAAATTATTATGGGTTTCGCAACACACCTTGGCCCTTGGTTATTGGGCACTGTTAAAAACACAACTGGCACTACCGCCGGTACTATCCAGAACACTGGCGCTACTTCTGTAACCCAGACTAAAAAAGTAGTTTATGACGGCGTTGTGTACACTGCCGATACTACAACCACCCTATTCACTATTCCTGCTGGCGCTCAAATTACCAGCATCCATATTGACACGTTGGTGGCCTTTACAGGCTCCACTGCTGCCAATATGTCGCTGGGCATTACAGGCTCAACAGCTTTGTATTTTGCTTCTACCGACATTACAACGCAAGGCCGTTTGGCTAACACTGGCGCTGCGGCAAAACTGGGCAACTGGGCTGGAGCCGCTACCACAGCATCTCCTAACGGTGCTGGTGTTGGTGCAACGGATGTGACTATCATTGCCACTGTGCGACCCACTGTTGCCAACGTAACTGTGGGAACTGTGCAATACACCATTGTGTACTCTGTAGCAAATTCAGACGGTACTCAGTCTCCTGCTGCTTCCCAACAATAATTAATCTAGGGGGCTTCGGCCCCCTTTTAAAAGGAGATTGATTATGATGCAGACAGATGTAAAAAGCGGCGCGGCAGCAGCCAATGCAACCACTACCATTTTTGCTGGCCCAGCCCGTATCAAGGGTATATCCATCAGCTATTCAACGGGTGCAACGGTTGCCCTGAATGACGGGACGGGCGGCACAGCTATGTTCTCTTTTACCGCGCCAGCGGCTGCGGGTTCTATCTACATGATGTTTCCCGGAGAAGGCATTAAATGTAGTACCAATATTTCTGCCGTGGTATCTGCGACAACAACCGCAGTGGTGTTCTATGGCTAAGAAGAAAGGCCCGGTTCTCTCGGTTGGTCGCGGTGAAAAACTACCAGCCTCCAAGGGGGCGGGACTGACTGCCAAAGGCCGTGCCAAGTACAACGCAGCAACAGGAAGCAACTTGAAGGCTCCCCAGCCTGAAGGTGGCGCACGTAAGAAATCGTTCTGCGCTCGTATGTCCGGTATGCCCGGCCCGATGAAAGACGAAAAAGGCAAGCCCACCCGCAAGGCGGCTTCTTTAGCAAGATGGAAATGTTGAGGTAAATCATGGCAAAGAACATCAAAGCACCGGATGAACCGGATGACGCATCAGCAGGCCTAAAGTTTGGCAAAAACGAACCCGGTATGCCTGAGATGCTTGGTAGCGGTATCCGGGTTACCCCGTTGCCTATTGCTACGCCCGATGCTGCAAAAAACTTGAAAATGGATAAAGGTCTTGCTCCAGCAAATGTGGGTAAAGACGTGAAGATGCAGAAACTGGCAAAAGGCGGTTCAGCTTCCAGCCGTGCAGATGGCATAGCCCAGCGTGGCAAAACAAGAGGTAAATACATATGACCGAACAAGATCAAGAAACTCTGAAGTATGCCCTTGATGGCGTATCAATTATCACCGTCATAGGAACGCTTGTGGAATTCTTACCCGCTGTCTCGGCACTGCTCAGTATTGTCTGGGTGGCAATCCGCATCTACGAAACTGAGACTATGAAGAAATTGTTGAATCGTAAGAAAGACGATGCCGAGTAGTAGCGCCAAGCAGCACAGATTCATGGAAGCGGTGGCTCACAACCCATCGTTTGCCAAGAAGGTCGGAGTCCCACAATCTGTGGGCAAGGATTTTTCAACTGCCGACAAAGGCAAAACTTTTAAAAGAGGTGGTGATATGGCTAAAGCAAACCCGTTCATGGAAATGATTGCCAAGAAAAAAGCAATGGCAGCAGGTAAAAAAGAAATGCCAATGAAGAAGATGGCAAAAGGCGGCGGCGTTGAGTCCAAGGGTAAAACCAAAGGCACGATGATTAAGATGAACAAGGGCGGCAAAGCCTGCTAAGGAGTAAATCATGGCTGACAAAAAACCTAAAGAAAAACCACAAGAAACAAACTATCTTGCAGATCGCAGCGCAAGACTTAAAAAAGTAGAAGACGACGGCCGCGACTACGGACGCACAGTAGGGCGCGAACGCCAAGAAGAAGCAGACACATTAGGCGGCGTGCTTGGTACTCCCGCAGCTTACGTAAAGAGGGCTGGACAATACATTGGCGACAAATTTACCGATGCAGACGCTTATCTATCAGAAAAAACTGGCATGCAAGAACGTGCGGCATCGCGTAGAGGCGAACGCATGGGTCTTAAAGAAGAAGGCTATAAAAAAGGCGGCAAAGTCTCCAGTGCTTCTTCTCGTGCAGATGGTTGCGCTGTCAAAGGCAAAACCAAAGGCCGGATGGTATGAGACCTTCACGCGGCATGGGCGACATCAACCCGTCAAAGATGCCGGGTAGAAAGACGATCACCCGCAAGGATGATCCGAACAAGGTCGCCATGTATGCAGAGGGTGGAGAGGTTTGGGATAAACCCAACCCTGCCAAGAAGCACACAAAGCTGTCACCAGAGAAGAAAGCCAAAGCTAAGGCTGCGGCAAAAGCTGCTGGCAGACCTTACCCAAACTTAATCGACAACATGCGGATGTCTAAATAATGGCGAACACCTCTGGGTCAACAGGCTTCAATTTAGACCTCACCGAATTGGTAGAGGAAGCTTTTGAGCGTGCTGGTTCAGAGTTGCGCACTGGCTACGACTTGAAAACGGCTCGGCGATCACTGAACTTACTGTTTGCTGACTGGGCAAACCGTGGCATCAACATGTGGACGTTTGAGCAGGGCACGATTACCTTTGAGCAGGGGTTGAACACCTATGCCATCCCCACCGACACGGTGGATTTGTTGGATCATGTGATCCGAACCAACGCAAACGTGGCTTCCACCCAGTCAGATTTGACAATCACACGCATCAGCGTGTCTACCTACGCAACCATCCCCAACAAACTGACCCAAGCCCGACCAATTCAAGTGTGGTATCAGCGTCTGGATGGCCAGAATGCCCCCTCTGGTGTGACTTTGGCGACCACCATCACGTCCACAGACACCACAATCACTCTCTCCAGCACAGTTGGTCTGGCCACATCGGGCTACATTACGCTGGACAGCGAGACGATCTACTACACATACGTGGATGGCAACGACTTGGGTGACTGTTTCCGTGCCCAGAACAACACGACAGCCGCAGCCCACACCAGTGGTGCGGCTGTCTACGTCCCCAACCTCCCCCGAATCACTGTCTGGCCCACTCCTGATGGCTCCCAGACTTATCAGTTCGTGTACTGGCGCATGCGTCGGGTGCAGGATGCTGGCAGCGGTGTGAATGTCATGGATGTTCCATTCCGTTTTATCCCCTGCATGGTGGCTGGACTGGCCTACTACATTGCTTTGAAGGTTCCGGGCGGCATGGATAGGCTGGTGGTGCTAAAAGCCCAGTATGACGAAGCTTGGATGTCGGCGGCTGATGAGGATCAGGAACGCGCAGCTTTGCGGCTTGTGCCTCGCCAGATGTTCATTGGGGGTGGATAATGGGAAATCGGTTTGCCAGTGGCAAAAATTCAATTGCTATATGCGACCGATGTGGCTTTGGGTACAAACTGACGTTACTTAAAAAGCTCGTTGTCAAAACCAAGACATACGACTTGAAGGTGTGCCCTCAGTGCTGGGATCCAGATCATCCTCAACTTCAACTGGGTATGTACCCAGTGGATGACCCACAAGGAGTGCGTGATCCGCGTCCTGACCTGAGCTACACCGTCTCTGGGCTGTTAGCAGATGGGGAGTCAGGCGGTGGTAGCCGAATCTTTCAGTGGGGATGGAACCCGGTTGGAGGTTCTCAAGGGGTTGATGCAGTGCTAACGCCAAACAACTTGGCGATGGCAGTAGAAATTGGTACAGTTACAGTTGCAACGACATAAGGAGTCGATCATGGACAAAGCGGACTTAAAACAGGACAAAAAAATGGTTGCTGGCGCAGTGCATAAGCACGAAAAGAAGCTGCACCCCGGCAAGCCAATGACTAAGTTGGCCAAAGGCGGCAAGACCAATGAGATGATGATGAGCATGGGTCGTGGTATGGCTAAAGTTGCAAATCAGCGAGGCAAATAATGGCTAAATTCAGCAAAAAACAAGGCGGCAAAGAAGTTGGCGGTGCCAGCGTCTACGCACAACCACACACTATGTCGGGTAAGGCTGTGGGCATTTCTTCTACCCCCGGTAAAGAACCCAACCGTAGCAAGCTTGACAGTCTTGATGTCAGCATTGGAAACATCAGTAAATCAGCAGGTAATGAATCTGTTAAGACTGATGGCATCAAAATGCGCGGTACTGGCGCAGCCACCAAAGGCTTAATGTCTAGAGGCCCGATGGCATGACGTACGACGAGCTTGTAACTTCGATTCAGTCTTACACGGAGAATCAGTTCCCCGATGTATATCTTGCTGATGGAACGACTGAGGGTTCTTCAACTCAGATTAACCGTTTCATCCAGCAGGCTGAACAACGCATTTACAACTCGGTTCAGTTCCCATCTATTCGCAAGAATGTGACCGGCACAACAACTATCAGCAATAAATACTTGTCTTGCCCAGATGATTTTTTGGCTACATATTCAATGGCTGTTGTTGATGCCACGGGCGCGTATGAGTACTTGTTAAACAAAGATGTGAACTTCATCCGTCAGGCATACCCAACTCCAACAGATACAGCTATTCCTAAGTACTACGCATTGTTTGGCCCAACTGTAGCGTCAAGCACTATTTCCAATGAGTTGTCATTCATTCTTGGCCCGACACCTGATGCAGCCTACACGATTGAACTCCACTACTATTACTACCCGGTATCTATTATTCGCGGTCAAATGACAGGTGTTGGCGTAATAACAGGCGGTTCTGGCTATTCCAACGGAACGTACTATAACGTGCCTTTAACCGGCGGCACGGGTACTGGAGCTTTTGCATCAATAACCGTAGCAAGCGGCGCTGTCTCGGCGGTAACAATTTCAACGTCAGGCAGTCAGTATTTGGTCGGAGATACTTTATCTGTCAGCGCAACGTACATTGGTAGCGCAGGCACTGGGTTTTCTGTACCTGTAACTTACACAACCAATCCTGCTGGCACATCTTGGCTGGGTGACAACTTTGATACCGTTTTGTTGTATGGCGCGTTGGTTGAAGCCTATACCTTTATGAAAGGTGAAGTGGACATCATTACTGGATACGACGCCAAGTACAAAGAAGCACTTGCATTAGCCAAGCGCTTGGGTGATGGTATGGAGCGTCAGGACGCTTACCGGTCTGGGCAATTTAGACAGGCGGTGACGTAATGGCTTTTCAAGGAAACTTTGCTTGCAACACATTCAAAACAGGGTTAATGGATGCAACGTTCGACTTTATAAACGACACGTTCTACATGGCTCTGTACACCAATGACGCCACGCTTGATGCCTCTACCACGGCTTATACGTCTACGGGCGAAGTTGTGGCTTCAGGGTACACGGCTGGTGGTCTTGCTCTTACGATTGCACAGACTCCAACGGTAGGCAACTCAGGCAATGTGGCGTATATCTCCTTTGACAATGCAGTCTGGAGTGGCGCTATTACTGCTCGGGGAGCTTTGATATACACATCTGGTGGCTCTGTCTGTGTTCTGGATTTTGGCGCAGACAAGACATCAACCACAACATTCACTGTGCAGTTCCCTGCTATCAGCAACACATCAGCCATCATAAGGATTGCGTAATGTTAGTCACTACAACCAAAGGCGACATGGACGATTCTTTGCTTGAAAAGCGGGAAGGTACAGTCGATAATGACAATGAACTCACCACATGGGTTGAGTATTGGCTAGAGGGTGAGCTTGTTCATCGTTCTGCCCATGTGACTATGAAGAAAATGCCCGTCTTTGGCGGCGGTGAAACAGCATCAATCGGCTAAAGGAGAACTAAAGTGGCAAATACTCAATCAATGTGTACCTCTTTCATGAGTGAACTGATGCTCGGTCAGCATCAGCTTGGCACTTCAACTATTGTGTCCCGTACAAGTTTGACCGCGCCAACGACAGATACCGTTAAGGCGGCTTTGTATTTGGTATCAGCAACGGTCAACGCATCAACCACGGTATATTCTGCTACTGGCGAAGTCTCTGGTACAGGCTATACCGCTGGCGGTGTGACGGTAACGAATGCCACGGCTCCAACTTCAACCAACAGTTCTTCAACTGCTGGTGTAGCGTACTGGACACCTTCAGCCTCAATCGTTTACACAACCGTGACGCTATCAACGGCATTTGATACGGTGTTGTTGTACAACTTTACACAGTCTCTCAAGGCTATCAGTGTCCACACGTTTGGTTCGCAGACCATCACGGCGGGTACTTTTACGCTGACGATGCCAGCAAACACTACATCAGCAGCACTTTTGCGTCTGGCTACAACCTAAGCGGAGGCGGCGCAGGCCGTAGACCATGTTTGGTATATCCGCATTTGCACAGGCTCCATACGCATCGTTAGGCGCAAATGACATCACGCTTGCCCTGACGGGTGTATCTGCGACTGGAAATGTAGGAACAGTTGGTGTTAATCATACAAATGCCTTAACAGGTGTTGCAGCCACAGGCAACGTAGGCACAGTAGTTCAAAGCATAACAGTTGCCTTAACAGGTGTTGCGGCGACGGGTTCTGTTGGCACAGTAGTCCAAAGTAAAGCAGTTGCCCTGACAGGAGTATTGGCATCTGGCGCGGTTGGTACGGTCATCTACAACGAGTCGGATGTAACAACCGGCGATGTAGCTATAGGTGAAGTTGGTACAGTAACACCGGCAATCTCTGTTGCTTTGACAGGCGTGGTGGCTTCCGGCCTAGTTGGCACGGTAACCCACGGCAAAGAAGTTGCACTGACAGGGGTTCAGGCGGCTGGAAGCGCTGGTACGGTTGGGCCAGTTGTTTCACTTGCTTTGTCTGGGGTTCAAGCCGCAGGATCGGTTGGAACTCTGGTTGCTGTGTACTGGAGATTGATTGATGACAGCCAGACCGCAAACTGGCAAAATATCACGGATTCACAAACACCGGGTTGGGCGGTTATAAACGATAATCAAACAACAAACTGGGTTGAAGTTGAAACTGTGCCGTAAGGATAAAAAATGGCTTTTGTACTTGCAGACAGAGTAAAAGAGACTACCACTACGACGGGTACGGGAACAGTGACGCTGCTCGGTGCATCTACGGGGTTCCAGTCCTTTTCTGCGATTGGTAACACCAATACTACTTACTACACCATCGCCGGGCAAACAGGCTCTGAATGGGAGGTGGGCATTGGTACATACACTTCGTCCGGTACAACACTTGCAAGAACTACAGTAATAGCTTCCAGCAACGCAGGCGCACTTGTCAACTTCAGCGCTGGTACAAAAGATGTGTTTGTCACTTACCCCGCAGAATACTCAGCCAACGCCGTAGGCGGTGGTATTGGCGCAGTGCTTCTCAATGCAAGTACTGTGACTGTCAGCGGAACAATAGCCACAGGGCAAAACGGTCTATCTGTTGGGCCGTTAACAATCAACAGCGGGGTGTCTATTACAGTCTCCTCTGGTCAACAATGGGTGGTTATATGAGTACGATCAGCGCATCAACCACAAGCACAACTGCATATAAAGTAACTGCGGATACTACGGGCGCACTTGTTCTTCAGACAGGTGCTACTCCTACGACTGCGGTTACGATTAGTTCTGCCCAAGTTGTTACGTTTGCTAATGCTTTGCCAGTGGCATCTGGTGGCACGGGTTTAACTTCTATTGCACATACAGTTCAAGTATTCACTTCTGGTTCAGGTACTTATACAACCCCAGCAAATGTCAAAGCTATTTGGGTTCGTGCAGTTGGTGGTGGTGGTGGTGCTGGAGGTTCTGGAAATGCGGCAACCCCCACAAATGGCACGAGTGGAGGAGCTACTACATTTGGCAGTTTGACTGCAAACGCCGGTGGCGGCGGGCCTAACAGTTTAACTGGCGGTTTTGTTGGTGGTAGTGCTGGCGGCGGCGCAGGTGGAGATATAAATCAAACAGGCAATCCCGGGGCGACCGCTCCCGGAAATTCAACCCCCGCGCTTTTTCAAAATTATGGCTCTAATGGCGGCGGTTCTGTTTTAGGTGGTGGTGGTATTGCCGGGACTAA